GAAGGACTGATAGAAGATTATCTCGAACTCACTCGAACATACTCACAGTATGCTATAAGTGAACTAGACTCAGTTATCCAAAAAATAGCAGAGTCAAATGACAACATAATAAAACTATCAGATTATCAATGAGTAAGCATATTATACAAGAGGATTACATACTAAATTACATGATTTATGATGATGTAATCAATAATAGAGACATAGACCCATACTCTGACTCTAAATTTAGACCTATTAGAAATATGAGTTCTAAAAGAAAAGGAAGATTCTTTGAACAACTCACAGAGGAATATGTAGATCATCTAGGTTGGAAAGTATCCAAACCAGAGAACTCAGACCATGATACTGTTATCAATGGTAAGAAAGTAGAGATCAAAGGGTCATTCTTATGGGTGGTTGATGGTAAATTGACACACTTTCGTTGGCAACAAATAAGACCATCACAAGACTATGAGTACATGGTATTTCTTGCACTTGACCCACGCAAGTGTGAGTTCTACTGCAGTACAAAGCAAGAAGTGAGTGACTTTGTTACTATACAGGATAGTAATGGTAATTACCCATACAACCAACATGGTGGTATGACTATGAACTCTGGTACATATCGCATTGATGGGTTTCCCAAAGATTTCCCATTTATGAAATCAATAGATCAACTTGCACAATGAAGAAAAACACTATCACCAACAAGGACTGTCTCAAGTATTTGAAAACAATACCAGACAACTCAGTCGATCTTGTATTGACTGACCCCCCATATAATATTGGATTTGATGGTGGTAAGGGTTGGGATTCATGGAAAACAGACAGAGAATACATCATGTGGTGTATGGAGTGGACAAAAGAGTGTATAAGAGTTCTAAAAGATAACAGAATGTTTGTAGTGTGGGGAACTCTCAAGACTGAGAGTTTCCTACTTTATAAACTAGCACTCAATAGAACTAAAGGCATCTACCCACAGAATGAAATTATATGGTCATACAACTGGGGTGGTAGAAGTAAAGACAATTTTGCTCGCAAACATGAGTACGCATGGTGTTATTCTACAGGTGAGAAATTCCTATTCAATGGTGATGATGTTCGAGTTGATAGGAAAGTTAGTAAGAATATGAGAACTGGACAGAACTACACCAAGGGTACAATACCCACATGTGTGTGGGAAAAGAACAACCACACTACATCTAAAGATTATTGTGGTTGGCATCCTACTACAAAGAACCTTGATATATTAGAGAGAATAATCAGGGCATATTGTAATGAGAATGATTTAGTTCTTGACCCATTCATGGGTAGTGGTTCAACCGCCATTGCATGTAAACTATCTAATAGAGATTATATTGGGTGTGAACTTGACAAAGAATATATTACTAAGGCAAGAAAACGTATAAAGTCATACGATAGAATAAACACACTAGCAGAAATCCTATGATAGATTCAATCTTATATGGTGACTGTCGTGAGACACTCAAGACAGTAACAAATTCATCAGTCCAAATGTGTGTTACATCCCCCCCATATTACGGTCTAAGAGACTATGGTGGGGAAGATTCCCAGATTGGACTAGAACAGACACCAGAAGATTACATTGAACAATTAGTTCAAGTATTTCGAGAGGTGTATAGAGTTCTAAAGGATGATGGTACGCTATGGTTGAACATAGGTGACTCATACTATAACTATCGAAGTGGTAAAGGTCAAGCATTACCAAAACAAACTGTAAGTAAGACTAACCAAGATTTACCACAAGTCAACCCCAAACGTGGTAACAAACTTGATGGACTAAAAGAAAAGGATTTGATAGGCATACCATGGATGTTAGCATTTGCACTACGCAATGATGGTTGGTATCTCAGACAAGATATTATATGGCACAAACCAAATCCAATGCCTGAGTCAGTTCGGGATAGATGCACCAAGTCCCATGAGTACATATTTCTATTATCAAAGAACAAGTCATACTACTATAACCATGAAGCGATAAAAGAACCAGTAAAGCAAGATTGGGGGACAAGAAATCGTGATAATGGTAAGTATCACAAAGCAGGCACAGGACTGTCACCACATACAGGACTAACCAAGAGTTACACCACCAAGAATAAGAGAAGTGTATGGAGCATAACCAACAAACCATATAAACAGGCACACTTCGCAACATTTCCCCCTGACCTTATACTTCCGCCCATACTAGCAGGGTCAAGAGAGGGTGATGTAGTATTAGACCCATTCATAGGGTCAGGCACTACTGCTATGGTAGCAGCACAACACAACAGACACTATATCGGGTGTGAACTACATGAAGATTACAGCGAGTTGATAGACAGTCGTATGCCAATCGAAATATTGTCACAACGTGTGGACAACCCACTCACTCAGGCACTATACTAGGGTCATGGCAGTTGAAAACACTACCAAGTGCTTCGGATACCCTCTGCCATCATTATATTATGACAAATCAAGCACCACAATTACCTGAGTTCAATGACTCTGACCTTATCAGGATAAACACAGAGCATCACTCAGTAGAAATCTCAAAGCATGAAATGGCAAAAGTCATATCATTCTGTCGAGAGAATCACATCACTCAAGACTACTACATGTTTGAGTTTATGACATGGGAACATGAAGCATGAAACAGTTTACAGTATCAGCACTCTTAGAGGGTTATCGTATTGAGGAGCAAATCACAGCAGTTTCAATACACCACGCTATCAAGATTATGCAATCAAAGTATAGCAATGCTCGCAACATTTTCGTATTACACTAATTATGAAGTACTATTCATTCAATAAATGCAAAGACGTTGAAGTTGATTTATCTACAACTCAATGGACTGACCTTAGAGATTTGTATGTAGAGAGAATTGTTGATAACATGTCAACAAAAGATCTAGTAGCATACGTTACTGATGATATGTCAGAATATGTAAGAAAACTACCTGACGTTGATTTCTTAGAAGAATGTAACAACTATTGGGATGATGGTCTTGACGATATATTAGAAGAGGTCAAAGATTATGAGTGATTATAAAGATGAACTCAAAAAGTATGGTTACATCAACCTATGGGAATATATCCCAGAAGATGAACACTCACATATCTCTAATAAGATATGGGAATCACTTGATAGAGCAGGCATTGAGTTACCCCAAGATGCTGAACTAGCAATCAAAATTTACTCAGAAATAGACAGTTGAGAGACTGTCTATTTTTTTGTCTATTCACATAACCATACACTACAATTAGATCAGTTACAAATTCAAAATGAATGTACCAACCTACGATTTCCCACAAAGTCCAATATTGATTATCGGATTCTTCGGGATATTTACAGCACTTGCTGTACTATACGTTGCCAATCGTGACTACTTCGGCAGTCCATACAATGAGGATAAGAGAAAATGAATCAGTATGTCATCACAGGTAAAAAGTGCTATACCTACTACAAAACAGTTCATGCTGAGAATATTGTAGATGCACATGTCAAGGCACATGAACCAGTTGAAGATCCCATTGACGATTGGACATGCCATTTTGATTATGACTATGATGAACCAACCAAGGATAATGGTCTTATGGTAGTCACACACATAGAAGATGAGGGTGAAATCTAATGAAAACAGTCACTTTCACATTTGATGAACTACACGCATTTAGTGAGCATTATACATGGAACATACTTGAACAGGATGTGCCAGTTGACAAACCTCTACAGTCATTCATTGACAAAGTACTATACGATAGTACGATAAAGGACATAGAGGACAACAGTCCATACAAATCAATTCCTGAGAGGTACTAATGCCCTACGCAGATAAACAACAACAAAAAGCAGCACAAGCAAGATGGTATCAAAAAAATAAAAAATTGACCATCAAGCGATCAATGGAGCATAAGCACAGAGACATTGCATGGTTCAAAGATTTGAAAGCAAAAAAAGCATTGTGTGGATGTGCTAATTGTGGTGCTATACTACCACCAGAGGAGTATGACTTTCATCATACTGACCCTAGCACCAAAATCGCTTCAGTTGCTGATAGACTCGGAACAGTTGGAAGAGTCAAAGTACTTGAAGAGATCGACAAGTGTGATTTATGGTGTAGATCATGCCATAGCACTCTACACAATAATTGGCACTTTAGCAAAGGCAAAACTACAGGATTCTACCCATTTCACAAACCATGACACAAAACAAAGCAGAGTGGACAAGAACTATTCAGTTCACAGAGAAACAGCAGACAGTTGTTGCAGAGTGTGTTCTATTCGTAAATAGTATAGGACTACCAGACCACATTGACCAGACTACATTTGATGAAGTCTTAGAGGTTATATGTGATGACAGTCCATTTGAGTGGAGTGTATCGTGAACATTTCAGATTTACTATGCGATCTATATGACATTCGTAGGATGGCAGAACTAAAAGGTTTTGGCAAATTACCCAAAGATAATGATGGTACAGATACTACCATCATGGACTGTATAGACAATTGCATCACATCATTACATATAGAACAAGAGAGGAGAGTATCGTGAGAACACATACTTACATCTTCAAAGACTCTATTGAAGAGAACATACCATTCACACCTATGCAAACTATTGTATCAGAAGAGTTCGGTAGGCACTTCTTTATTGACATAGGATTTCACTTCTTATCAGCACCAAGTCTCAAAAATGGTGGATATGATGCAAGTCAACTTGACTATGTTGGCGATTGGACTGAATTAGAGGACATTCACATAGATAAGTTATTAGACATCAATCGTAAACTATGTTGGAATCAATGGCAAGAAGATAAGGACAAGGCAAGAGAAGAGTATCTTGAACTTGAGCATGCTGTAGAAACTGGTGACATAGTTTATTTTTAGTCCAGTTATATTACTGTCACACTAACCATGGATTATCTTACGATAATCGTCAATAATGGATTATACAAATCAAGGAGCATTATGTCTCAATCTGAAGCAATCAAGATCAAAACATTTGATCGTTATATTATGAGAGGTGGTGATCTTACTCTCAATCAGATCGAAATACTCGTCAAAGAGAATCTAGGTCTAAGCAAGTTACCCTCTGAACTATTCCAACCTGACGTGTTTGATGAGTTCATGGTACTCGTGATTGAACAACTTACAAATCAGTCAAAAGGTAAGTAAGATGCTAAAATCATACTATCAGGGTCGTGTATTAGCAAATGATAATGCAATCAATGACCCTATCGTGATCGCAGTCTTAGATGACCTAGCGTTACGAAACTTTGAACCATTGCCCCAACCAGAGGGTACATGGAATATATCCGATTATGACTAAGGAGTTCGTTATGTCAACACTACAAAATGATTTGATTTTTGATCGTCTTATGGATGAATATGACATTCGTCCTTGCTTCAATGGTGTAGGTACATGGGAAGTACATCACGTTGATGGTACAGTACATGAGACTTATGATACCATAGATGAAGCAGAGAAGGGTCGAGAGGACTTGATACTACAAGCATTTGAGGACTTATGCCAATGATCTCTAATGACATCTATGACTATGGCATAGGGGATAAAGTCAGGGCAACTGATAATGGTACTGAGTACTATGTTCTTGCACTCTATCCCACTATTGATAAGATATGCGTGATAGGCACAAATGACTCAGATAAAGAGAGATTCATGTATAGACCATTTGAATTGGATAGATTGACCAATATCAATGAGAACTAATACATTACTAGCAGTCATCCATATCAAGAGGGGCAAAAGCGGTCACTTTTATTACTGTCACATGGTCACTCTATAATACTATAAACCATGACATACTGTATTCAGTTACTTCAATCAAATGTTTGATAAAAAACAACTCTCAACTATAACCTACTGTTTAGAGGGTTATGTAGCAGGTTTAGATGATCTAGTCACTCAGAATGAGAGTGATAAACAACTCATCAAAGATGTTGACTCAATCTTACAAATCATCAAGGAGCAAAACTAATGAATCAAATCAATCTCACCGATCAACAACTAGAATACCTAGAGGATCTAGTTACTAATGCCTATGCACTTGATGTTCCCGAACAAAAGGATTGGGATATAAAAGAATTTGATGGTCTAGTTGATGCTGTATGCAGTCCAAGCAAAACCCAGTATCTATAATGGATAAGAAATTACTAGACCTTGCTGACCAGTATGAAGGCAACCTATTGAACTATTTTTGCGGTATGACACCAAAACAATCTAAAAGGTTCAATAAAATGGTAAAAGATGCCAAGAAAAAAAGATAGTGTGACAATAAAAGTATCGTCCACTATTTCCCCATTTACTCGTCCACTCGTCTATTATACTAATAACAACAAACATTCGTTATGTACAAGTCAAACTACGGAAACCACCTACTATCGTTATCAGAGGGTCATCAACTGGTAGCAAGATACAATCGCTATGATGACTCAGTTGAGATCGCTGACCTAGATGCAATTGATATGGGATGGACTACATACCATCCTAGCATAGGTGCATCAGATAAGGCACTTACCTTACTATGTGATAACCTCTATGATAGATGTTTATTACAAGAACTAGGATTATACTCTCAAGAGATCAAGAATACAGTACATGATGAGGTATTAGCATGAACTACGAATTGACTCAAGAATGTTATGAACTATTATTAGATGATTATGATAATGGTTCTAACCTATACTATCAACTATTCGGTATAGAGGGAATATCAGGAAAAGACATTAGTATGCCACTTTAAAAACTGTCACCAATTTCTACATTTATCTCTAATATCCTTTATTGTTATATCAGTTACAAGAATCTAATGAAAACTTTTACTAAATCTCAAGTCAAGATACAAGTTGATTACAACTTGAAAGTTGAGAATATGAAAAGAAAAAACTTAGGACAAAAGAAACTTTCTAAACTTGATAAAGTCTTTTATTGGAGTGATTTTACTGATATGTTACATAAAAATAATGATATATCAGATTATCAAGTGAATAACTGGACTAATCCTTATGAGTATAGACAGTAAGAAAACTGTCACACTATCCTACCATTTTGTAGGATTATCAATCATACTGTAATCATACATCAATTTTTGTTATGAAAAAAATGATTTTCCGCACTTATGACAATTCCACTATAAAGGGAATTGATATGGGTGATAAAGAACACTTGAGACTACTAAACTTAGGTTACAATGTATCTCATACTAATAGTGGTTTATTCACTTCACATTACACTTATACAAAACCATAGGAGCATTATGTCACCTCTATTCACTCTTGACGATAGATATTCCACTAATTTAGAATACTGTGGTTATGAAACACCAAAGTATGTTTCAAGATTTTGCGATGTATTCATAGGTAACTATGATACAAAAGAGATAGCACAGAAAAAGTGTTATGAGCATTTTCAACACAGAATGAAGTTTCTATTAGATTAGCATTGTGACAGTACAATTACTGTCACTAATTTCCCTATTTTCTACAAATCTCAATTATAGTACAATCATACAACAAATCAAAACAATGGAATTTGATCTAAACAAACTTACAAAAACTTATCTTTGGAATTCATTTTCTAAAGTTTCTCAAGATACAGCACTTCTAATGAGAATGAACTGTAATCAATCAAGTGGTAACACTATGACTAAGGTACGTCAAGATGGTTCAAACATAGTTGACGTTTACTATCATGGTAATCTTATTTGTAGTTATGATCCTACTAACTATGATAATCAAAAGGTAAAGTTATACAATCAAAATTACTTTACTAAGACTACTAAAGAGAGACTCAACGCTATTCTATACTTACATACTAATGATACAGTAAGGATAGTACAAAATAGAGGTAAGTGGTTACTAAGGGATTCTAAAACAGATACGGAAATCAATTTCTATGAAGGTATGGTAGTATTTCAAAAACCAATTACACTATCTGAGGTATCAAATGATACTCAAATGGAGGTAGAATGGGCAGTTTCATAACTGTTCGTTCATTCGTCCATGTACATAATATACCATCGTTCGTCTATTATGTACGCAAAAAATGCGTGTATTCGTCTATTATGTTCGTCTATCGTCTAAATCACTTGATATGACTTGATTATTCGTTTATTCGTTCATAATAGACATACTCATTATATGAGTCTTTATATGCTGATAAATAGCACATTTTCTCATATATTGCATTATATTATAAATGTATAAAAAAACATACTTGTTTTCTTTATTCATTCTCTATTGTTTCTAAATGTCCTATGTTACTGTTGCCTATGCGAGCATACTATGAAATTGTCAAGTACATATGATACAATCCCATATATCACAGGATACTGGGAGTTTTCCACAGGTTTTTCCACAGGCACACGCCATGATACCACAGACTGTATCATTTGATACTTGCACATTTTGATGTATAATTTGTTACACTAATGATAGCATGACATATAGCACCTGTCAATGTATCAAATGTACATGAACATTACAATGTATCATTAATCACATGGTATAATATGTACATTGACATATATCAAATTATATGTTAGACTTAGGAGGGTGGCAATTTTAAAAAAAAAATATGGCAGGGGGAGTGACGAATATTTTCTTGAGTAGTCATACCCTTGACTCTATACCCATATTATAGAGGATAGGAAATAGGAAGTAAAGTACATATGATACATGAACATGTACAGGTAACAAATGATACATTGCCTTTAGACTCTACCTTCATTCTAGCACAGACCCAAATTATATGCAAGTACATATGATACAAACTCATGTAACACAACCAATTCATATACTGGCACAATTTCTATAGGCAGGGTTGCATATATCCCTTATTATAAAGAAGTGAGATACATTTTTTATTATGGCATTTGAAAAACTAAAAGCAATTCTACTTTACAACAAAGTTAAAGAAGCATTCCCTATTGCTGAAGTATGCAATACAGATATATTTGAAAGCATGGATTTATTGGAAGATTTTGAAGAGGATCAAATTTTATCTTACTTTGAACGCTTCAAAGATCTTGAATTTATCAGAGAATTTTTCAACGCTGTTGAGAATTTTGGCGAAACTGTAGTAGATTCATTTATTGATATGTGGTCAATAGATGATATAGAGCATATTGAAGACGCTTTTCAAGGATATGCAAGCAGCGAAGCAGAATTTACTGAAGAACTTGTAACTGATTGCTATTGTCACAGCGAGCAACCTTACTGGGTTGTTACCGATTGGCAAGCAACATGGGATTCTGCCTTAAGGTTTGATTATGACTTTGACCAGGATAATGGTATTGTATGGAGAACCGCTTGGTAATGTGCCAGTCGAGAAGGTGTCACAACATCTATAGACACCTTCCCAAATATCGATTATTATTAGTACATAAGCAATTCACAGGAGACCCAAAATGCTTACTCAAACAACAATCAAGAACTCAGGTACAAACGTAACTGACACACAAATTCTAAGAACTATCAACAATGCAGGTAGAATAAACCTAACTGACATTGTAAAAACACTCAATCCAAACTTTGATTTTGATAATGTTCCTAAAACTCACTATCGTTCACAAATTGACAAATTAGTTCGTGATAAGATGGTAGGTTACACAAAAAACAAAAGAGGGCGTGACCTTTATTTCATCAAAACTCAGTATGTGGAGAAATCTAAAAGAGTTATTTTCTCAAAATTCCTAAAAGACATGAAGGCAGCGTTGTAACAAACGCTACCCTCGGCAGTAATAATTAGCACGGGCAAATCCGTTAGCATTTACGTAAGTCCGAGGGTCTCACACTACATCAGTCGGTATCATTTTATACACGAAAACACAGTGTATAATTTGTTACCGATTTTTTTGTCGATCCGTGGTGAAAAACGCCTAAGTCCCTAACCTACAAAAGTATCCCAACGAGCGATATATAAAAAATTTTCGGAAATTAAAAAACCCCCTTAAGGTTTTCTATGATATGGTCTGCTATCTTACGATGACCTAATGCATTCGGATGAGGTCTTTCAGATGATGTGTAGAAAGGAGATCCAGAAAATTCGTCCCCTTCGAGTATATTGTAGATGCACTCCACAGGTGTGTCAGTCAATTTTTGCCATGAAGATCTGAAAAAGTGACCATAATTAGTATACTTAATAGAAGGGTCAGAGAGTTGTAGAAAGTAGTAAGGTATCTTCTTTGCATTCAAATAGAACTCAAGCAGAAACTTGTTCTTATAGAAGTTTGCAATATCATCTTCTGATGTAGATAACTTGGCAAAATATTCTTTCACTGCCTTCTTTGGGTTACTTACATTGAGACGAAAGTATGGTGATTGTTCTGGTAATGGTTTTCTGATGTCCAATATTTCTCTTCTGGAATATTTTGTCAGTTGTATGACTGCAAAATCCACACGCCCCTTCTCACAATACTTGATAGTCTTACGTAGAATACCATCATTTGATAAACCTGCCTCGGCACGATTTAAATGATCTACTTGAAAACGGTCTGCCACAAGTGATGAGAATCTTTCTTTCTCTGGGTTCTCAAGTTCTGTTCCCATTGTGAAAGAACATCCAACGAAAAACATCATAGTCTGTTATCCTTTTTACCTCTACTTATAATATATTCTTTCGCAATATCTGTCATTCTACGATAATCTTCATATGCCTTCTTCTTCTTTTCTTTCTTTAGAAGATTTAATTGAACATATACATGGTGCATAATTTGCCTTGGAAGATTTTTCTGTACATGAAAGGTCTTTGCCCAATCATCTTTGTCAAGGTCAAAATACTCATACTCAATGCCAGCCTCTCTCAATTTCTTCTCGACATCGTACCACGCAGTGAATACTGTAAGATCTAAGTATTTCCAGATTGCCTTTTTATTTTTTGCCTTCCACCATGGAAAGTCAGAATAATACTCTCCCCAGTTATCAAGTTGATTGATTGCACATTCTACTAAGTCAGACTTGTATGGTACGATATTAGTTTGTGATTTGAACCAATCTGAGATATTGACGCTCCTAAAAGAACTCATAAAGCGACGATGATATGGAAATACTAAATGACACTCAGGAATATCACTTAGAGGCAATTCGACAAGTGCAGGGACTTGATTTGGTTTGTTCCTGATATTAAACCTAATTCGGTAAAAAAACCTATCTCCATCTCTACCCTCTGGGAATCCACCAAAAATTCTATGCGAATTGTCACATGTATTACCATTATATAACATGCACATACAATCTATGTCTCTCTCCCACCCAGTAGAGACTGTAATTATCTCGTCTGGGTTATCAACTCTTCGAGAAGTTATATCTGCTTTTCGAGATGTGTCCCAAAGAGAATCGTATCGAAGTGGTTTGGGTGTATGATGACAAATATGTTTTCCGTGGACTATGTTATATGGATAGTGTTCAACATAATCCTTACTGTTGTATATCATTAACTTTTTCAGATATTTCTTTGCACCCGTGATACCACCCCAGTATACAAACATATCATCTATGTGGATCGAATTTATTTAGTAATACTATGAAGTACAACACTGCAATTATACAAATCAATAAAAATAACTGCATCAAAACTCCATAGTATTAAAAAAGGGTGGGAGGTTGGATTCCTGTGTACCAACAAGACAAGGGCATTTCTACAGTTAGAAAGACTTGCCTGCCTGAGTCCCGTCTGGTAAGACGATTCTGTCG